CCAGAAAGCGATTCAGATGTGAATCGGGCAGTTTGAAAATCTCCACTCGCTGGCGTCGTGCCATAAGTGGCTTCAGCAATATATGCCAAACGAACTAGATTACTTGAACTCATGACTAACTCCTTATTGAATAGTATCTTACTAAAATTGCCCAGCCGTGCCAAGATGAAGAAAGCTCCAGAGCTGGCGGACTGGCATCTGTCACTGGGCTTACATTTTCGATTACAACATCACCTAAACGCTGACCACGCAACATTTGCTGCAATTGATCACCATAGGTGATTGGTTTTAAACTATTCCATCCGTTTGGAGTTACGATGTGAATAATTACATCGCCATCTTCACGCCAAAAATTAGCAGGGATAGAATCAACTGTTTCTACTGCTCCTGGATATTCAACTCCAACCCAAGCATCTGTGTTATTTGCAGGGATAGAATCAATGCTATCATAATCATCTACATAATAAATTTCTGTTGTAGTCCAATTATTTTCCAGAAACGTGTTAATTTTCGTACGAACATATCCAGAGCTCATGAAATGCACCTCACTTCAACAGCGTATGTAACGCCACTTGAACTTCTAACCAAATTGTTGATAGATTGAGGGACATATGGAACTTCACGAATTAAAATACGATCTTGCTTTAATTTTATCTGATAATCACCCAAATCTTCTTGTAAAATTAAAACTCTGATTGAATTTTCAGGAATTGCACCTGATAATAATTCTTGAGGAGTATATCCATTTATTACAGCACGAGCAGTAAATTGCTCTTCATAGCTTGGTGGATTCGTTAATTGATTCAAAGATTGAATTGAAACAATTTCACCACGATCTGTGAAAAATCTTTCATATAAGTTCTGAAGTTGACCTGTTTTCATTATGCCGACACAGAAATTCTATGACTGTTTAAGAAACTAAGAGCGATCGCTGGAATTGGACCATAGTCACCATCACCAGTAACCCCAGTACCATTTTCATAAGTAATTTTTGCAACTCCAGGAATGTCTTCAGACTTTACCATACCATCAGTCGGTAATCCAGCACCAACTTCATTATAAAGAGCTGCAGCTGTATAAACGATCGCTTTAGACGCCCAAGTTGGCATTGTGGTATAACCCCCAGTGTAAGTGACGATAAGATCGCCTACAAAGGAACTGTACACTCTACGGATCATTCCAAGTGAGTTGATAACCTTGTAACTGCTAGAATCAATAATATTCCCATATGTATCTGTAATACTCGTCACAGATTGAACAGGAGTTACATTTAAATCTAAAGTTTCTTGTCTGTAGCCAAGAAAAACTTGCTGAAGACCAGCTGTTTGTAGAATCGGTCTTTTTAAATAGTCTTCGCAATATTCTTGAGCACTAATAAGCAAAGAATTAAGCAAGTCATTTTGATCATTACTATCTTCGATCCCAAGAAGAACTTTTAAATCATCGATCATCATTCTTCCACCTCAAATTTTAATGTTTCAGTAGAACCATCGGTGTATTCAACGACGATTTGATTGTCCTTGTTAATCTTCATTTTCTTAATACCACGACCAGAACGACCTTTTTCACCTTGCTTGGCTACTAATTTCCAGTCTTCTGATTCTCCAGGAGCAGACTTTGTTCCATCAACGATGCAAGCCCAAGAGCAACCATTAAGAGTTGCAACTTGATTTAGCTTGTAATCCTTTTCAGCTGACCAAAGACCAGTGAACATAGCTTCAGAAGTCGTTGGCTCAGTTGCAGGTGCTGGTGTAGCAGTAGCTGAAATTTCAGCAATAGCCAATTCATTAGCTAAAGAAACTGGAACCATCTGACGTTGCAAGAATGGTTGCTCACCACCAACAACAGGTGGTAGATTTTCCATTTGACGAGCTTCATTAGGTGAATAAACACCACCTTGAACAGCTTTTGCAAGTGCTTGCATGCGGATTTCAAATTCAGCACGGAGCAATGCAGACTCATCAAACTCTAATTTCTCTTTGTCTGGGTTTAAGCCAAACAACTTGCCTAACTGCAACTCAAGTGCAGTCATAACAGGTGAAAGGGCAGAAGTCAAATATTGACGATATAAAGATTCAACAGACTTCCAAGCATGCTGGTCATAAGCCAACAAAGTTGTTGGAACTCGGAAAGCTCTAGCAACATCTTCAACTGACATCTTTAATTGGTCAACCAAAGCAGCATCAACTGCATTCATAGTCAATGGTTGCCACTTCATACCTTCTTCAAGAACAGCAGTTTTACCAGCTCCACCTTGAGAGAATAAAGATTGCCATCTTTCTTTTAATTTAGTCGCTGCAACATCACTCAATTTACCATCAGTTTGTAAAACACCTGCTGGTTTTGCCTGATTATGGAAGAATGCAGCAGACTGGTTGATGATGCTTCTTCCTAAACTTGTAGCAGAAGCACTTGCAGCAATAGGTGACATACCACGCAATGGGTTGAATGGCAATGTCTGCATTCTTAAATTAAGAACATCTCGCTCTGGAGCGATAATCGTTTCAGCTGGAGTTCCATCTAACTCAGTAAGAGCGATGCTATAAAAAATCTCTCCGCTTTCTGTAACCAATGGAGCAACAGCTCTTGCCATCGGTCTAATAAGCTCTACAACCTCACCACGACCATTGCGTACAGCAAGCAAATAACCATTTCCGTATTGAAGACAGTCACTGACTAATCTTTTAATCAAGTCAAATCTTGTAGAAAATGAATTTGGTGAATTAAGAACTGTAACAATTCTTGAACTTGTCATCTGACCATTCGTCTGGTCAGGTCCAACTTTCCAATGTTGAACAGGCATCATAGCAATATGGCCAGAAACCAATTCAATACAACTGTAAACTGCAGAAAATGCTAATTCATTTCCAGTGTAATTACCAACAAGATCTCGTTGGAACCATCCTGGCTCACCCTCATTTTCCAGAGGTGCATAAACAGTCGGGGAGAAAAATCCCTTTACAGTCGTCGCAATGCTTGATAACAAAGGGACTTTCATCCTATTACTCCGAATCTTGTTCTACGTCTTTTTGTTTAGATTTCTTGCTAGTCTTTTCAGATTTTACTTCTGCTGTCTTTTCAGCTTGCATCATTCTTGTTTTATAACCATCATCGCCAAGAACTGAAGCACCACCTGAAAATACTAAATCTTTTAAAACATCTTGAGGAAAGGCATCCTGTTTTACAACAGACCCTGCAGCAAAAGTTTTATATGGCACCAATAATTTTACAAACATATGATCCCTTTAAAAAATCCCTTCACCAAGTTTTACCTCGGTGAAGGGAAACACTCACACGTTATTAAGCTGTAACGAAGTCAGACCATGATCCGAATGCTGCAGTGCTATAACGCTTCGCCCAGTCCATGCGACCACGGATGCGGAACACACGCAAGTCTTGCTGGAAAGCAGACTGCATTGGAGTTGGAGGAGTTGCTGGAGCATTGTCAGTCTGATAAGCTGCAACATCGCTAGAGTCAATTACATAAGCCTGATCTTGACCCATCAACACTTGGTTTGCGTCCATCAATGCATAGAAACCTGATGCACCTGATGTTACGTTGTTAGAAGCGATGATTGGGAAACCGAACAAGCTGTTGTTGATTGAAATCTCTGGGAACATTGGCTGCTCAAGAGAGTTACGCAAGAACTGCAAGTAAGTCTTCATTACATTGCTCATAACCCAAACTGGATTCACCATTGGAGAGTTCGCAGCTCTCATTGAAGAAACCATAGCTGAAAGAGCAGCAACGATACCAGGAAGAGTAGTTGTGCCAACAGTAATGTTACCACCTGTCAACTCTGACAAACCATTCAAAATACCAGCTGGTGAATTAGAACCTGCTGCAGCTGTAGTGAAGAATGTTGTGTCAACAGCTTGTGCTGTACCTTTTAACAAGTCGTCTTGGATCAATGCTTCAATTGAAGGATCAGCACGATATAGCAACTCGTTTGTGATACCGATCATAACAGCGATCTTCTTTGGTGACAAAGTGATGTTGTCATAAACTTCTGGGCTTACTGAAATTGAAGAACCTTCACCAACCCAACCAGCAGTCACACCACCAGTTTGACGTGGGATTGTGATTGAACCAGCTTGATCAAAGTTGAACTGACGAACACCAGTCATCTGACCAAGAATAGTCATAGGACGTAGCAACTCAACGAACAAGTCAGCACGATGTACGTTTGTAGCAACTAAGTCTGAAGCAAAAGTTGCACCAGTAGTTGTACCAACAGCAACAGCAGACTTAATTAGCTGATTGTCACCCCAACGCTTTTCTGCGTAGTCCATAGCTGAAAGACCCATGGCTGGTGCAACTGCTTTAGCGATTGCAGCACGAACCATTGGAGAGATCTTAGAGTTGTCTTCAACAGAAACATGCTTAACAGTTGCTTGTGCAGCAAATGTGTCAACAGGTTTTGCAGACTTAGCTAATAGCTCTTCAGCTTTAACTTTCTTCTGGATATCAGCATCCATCTTTTCGATGTCAGCCAACACAGTGTCAAACTCAGCTGATTGCTCAGCAGTTGGAGTTTCGATTTCAGCAAGTGCTGCAGCTTTAGTTAAAAGCTCTGCACGATTTTCTTGCATACCTTTAATTACAGTAGATAATTTCATTTTGTTTTCCTTTTAATTTGGAATATTTTAAATTTGTTCCGGAGGGGGAACGATTGCTTTTCGACGGGAGTCTCCCCATCCTTTTCCACTTCAGTGATCGACTCTGGAGTGAAAATCTTTTTAACATCGCAATTAAATGAACGAGCGATGGCGAGTGCTTGTGGGTTTGCAGGAACTGAAACAAGTGAGCATTCCATCAACTCTTGTTTCTTAAAATCCATTCCTGTTTCACCATATTCATATTCTGTAGCTGCAAAGCCAACAGACACAGCACTCAAAATTCTTTGATCAACTAATGAACGAACAGTATCAACCAATTCACTTGTACCAGCTTCAGCTAATTCAAGATCGCCAATTAGATTACCACTCTCAACACGGATGTTATTCCATTTGCCGATAATCAAATCATAATTGTGATTAAATAAAGCAATTGGATTCTTTTTGAAATTAGTTAAGTCCCAACCCATAGGATCGATAGTATCACCCATACGATCCACAGAAGCATTAGACATGATAAAAGTAGTTGCAGATTTTTCGCTTTGATAACCTGTTGTGTGAGCTGTCTTAGTTTCTTTTGGCTTAGAACCAGCTTCACCTTCCATAGTATCTTGTGGCTCTTCTGTGCTGTCTTCTGCACCTTCCCAAGTGCCATAACAGATTGCAACTTTTTGATCCATTGTTAAATCTTCGCCATCTTGAGCGGAGATACAAGCTGACATGAATGTAGTTTCATTGTCATATTCACTTGGTTTTGGAAGTGGCATAAATACTCCGATTCGATTGTTTGGTTTATTATGCCCTATAAATTAAAAAATCAAAAGCCCTCTTTCTTCATAAGTAGATTCATCCAGACTATTTGCAGCTGCACCGTACACAGCCATGCTCATCGCTACAAGTGGATCGATCCTCGCTGAACTTTTATTTTTGACGAGTTTCCTATTTCCAGCAGGGTCAACGACAGCGATTGCATTTGCTGCTGCCATTGTTAATAATGGGTGATTACCATGCCTAATCTTGCTTTGCATAGATAAACTTTCAAACATTTCTAGTCTTGGCGAGAAATCTTTAAAACCCTGTCCGACAGGCAACCACTCACAGTCAGTAGCGAATCCAACATCCTCGCATTCCTTCTTGAACAGGTCTATTCGCCATCTATCAAAGTGTAAAAACTGTAGATTCATCCCCTTGAGTTCTACCTTTAAATACTCTGCAACCATCTCGTAATCTATCACTGACCCAGGAAGAGCTATCAGCTGACCGTCTTTGACCCACTGTTCATAGGGTGCTCTGTCACGTTTGCTTCGCTCTTCAAGACCTGCCATGGGTGTAAATGTGTATGGCAATACATGAATGATACCATCTTCATCAGCTCCAGCTATCACAGCAGAGGTCAAGTCGGTCTTCGCGGACAAGTCAAGACCAAGGTGAAGTGGCACTCGCATTAACACTTCCATGTCTGGCTCACCACCATTGTCCTTCCAGATACTAGGTGCCAAGAACAAACTCTCTAAAGAGATTCGTTGGTTAAGGATTAAGTTGCGGAAAGTATTTTCTGCAGTCGGCAATCTTTTAGCTTGCTTGGCTTGCTCTTCTACGTCTTTGAGTGAGCGGAATACATTCAATGCTGGGTTGGCAGCATGCCAAGCTTGCGGATCGTCCACAGCACAATCTTTGCCAGCTGTATAAAGATGGCAAACAATATGAGGATCAGCGGAACGAACAGCATCATCAATCCAAATAGAAAGTAAATCGCCATCACTTGGAGCTTGCGTGCTGATACAGAGTAGGAGAGGACTTTCATGAGCACCTTGAGAAGTTGTTAATGCATCAACGAAATCATCATTAGGTCCAACGATCTGACCAGTCTCGTCAAGAATAACGAGAATCGGTGAAAGACCTTGAGCAGTACCACCATCTTTTGCAAGAGCTTTATATTCTACATTCTTGCGCAGACCAATGATTCTTTTTCCTGATGGGATAATCCTTGCCAAGCCAGAAAGCACTGGCGATAGTTGAATCATCTTTGATGCTAAGTTAAATACAAGTGCAGCTTGGTCTCTTGATAACGCACCAGAAACGATCTGCGAGTTTTGTTGAGCTTCAGGTCCAATAATATGAGCTAGAACAAGAGCTGCAATTAAAGCTGTCTTGCCATTCTTCCTTGCCATTGACAAGATGCCACGACGAGTGACATTTGGATTGTCATAAACTTCACGAATAAAATCTTTTTGGAATTGCGAGAGAACTAAGGTTGTGCCGACCAAAGCACCTTCAGGTACAAGGCAATAAGTTTCAATAAATTGGATGACCCTGTCGGCTCTACTTCTGCCTTGTTCGTCTCTCCAGATCTCTGTCATATCTGTATCAACTCAATAAATTTATATTTGTGTCTGCCAATTTTGCCTTAGATACTGTTCGCTTCGCTACAACTTCAGCTCTGCGCACATTTTGTAAATCATCAAGATCTGATCCAACACCACCACCAAGACGCAATGCTCGTGAAAGTTTTAACATCCTATTTGTGGCTGAGTCAAGTGTCGCTAAATCTGGATTTGATTTTTGTTCACCTCTGTTTGTGGTAATCTGATAACCTTCTTTTGCTATGTCTTCATTCAAGTCGTCAATCAGCAACCAACAAAACACTAAACCTTTTGCAGCTTCATAATCATTGCGACCACCTTCCTTCCATTCAGTAACTGATCGCAATTGCATAAGCTCTTCCCAAAGCATCTTTGCCTTCTTTTGATTTTTAAATTCAGAAGGAACTTCAGGCAACAATTCATCGGCACTTTTCATCTCGTCTTGAAGACGCTCGGTAGATGCACGAGCGAACCCCGATGAAGCTGGAAGCATTCCCCTAGATGTGGTCATGACTTTTTCTCCTTTTAAATCAATAATGGTACTTTACCTCTTTTTTCCGGAGTCCACTGAAAAATGTG